CTGTAACTTTAAAAACACGTTGACTTTTTAAACTAGAAATAGTATAATGTTATCATTAGGATTAAAAATAACATTACACACGTGGGTTCATTGGCGTCTAATTTAACTGAGAAACATGTCGCAAGGTTTCTACTTATTGGGGTACTCTTCACACTTCTAGTGGCGCAGACGTATGTAAGTCGTAAAAGTGCCGTTAGTACTAACGCTTTACAGTTTGATACAAACTCCTTAGGTAATATTTTTTTTTACCTAAAAAGTGGTGAAATGAAAATATCAGATAAGGGTTTACGTTTGATTAAACGATTTGAAGGATACCGAAGCCGTCCTTATAGATGTCCTGCCGGCAAGCTGTCCATTGGTTACGGTCATGTGATAGGGTCAAATTCGTATCCTTACGAAAATATCTTAAAAGCGCTAACTAAAGAACAAGCTGAAGATTTACTTATACACGACCTGCAAGTTACCGAAAAATATATAGCAAAGACTGTCAAAGTGTTTTTAACACAAGGTCAATATGATGCCCTTGTTAGCTTGGTGTACAATTGGGGGATTTATAACTTCAGTGGTAGTGTAGGTTTAACGAAGTTGAACACTGGTGATTACAATGGTGCAAAAAGAAGCTTTTTCAACCGTAAAGGTGGTGTTGTGCTTGCTAAAGGTAAGGTATTAAATGGTTTAGTTAAGCGTCGCAATAGCGAAGCGGTACTGTGGCAGTATGGTATGTTAATTTAAAATAGTAAGACTTATGAACAGTAAAACCCCCTTCATCACATTCGAAGGTATAAATGGTAGCGGTAAATCTACGCAAAGTAAAATATTACATGAGCGTTTATTATCTGAAGGGGTGACGGCGATACACACTCGTGAAGTTGGCGGAACGCTAGAAGGTGAAAAAATCAGAAATCTACTACAGTCTTCACAGTTGCACCCAATGTCGCAGGTGCTATTAATCATGGCTGCACGATATGAGCATGTTGCAAACGTTATAATGCCGGCGCTGGTTAATAATACTTGTGTTATTTGTGATAGGTACGTTGATTCTACAGCATGCTATCAATCAGGAAATCATCTGAATATGGATGAGATGTATAAGCTGCACATTAATCTTATTGGCACAACCCTTAATGGAAAACCAAACGTTGCAGAGTTGGGGATGATTAATTTCATGCCTGATTTGACGTTGTTTCTAGATGTTCCACCTGATATAGCGTTCCCTAGGGCTGCAAATAGGGACGGCAGCGGAGCTGTTGAATACGATCTTAAAGCTTACGATACTTATAAAACTATTGCTAAGACGTATTCCAATAGGGTGATAACAGTTGATTGTTTTGACAAGTCAGAAGCGGCTATAGCTGATTTAATCTACAATCATGTGACAGATAGATTCAATATTTAGCTAATAATAACTTAATAGAATACAAGCATTAAATTACACAAACTTTAACGCTTGTTAAGATTCAATGACAGCCCAAAAATATTTAAAAAGGTTAAAATGCATAGAAAAAAGGAGTTCATGCGACGTATTGTGCCGGGGAGGCTTAGTACGTATGAGAAAGATATGCACATATCAATATTATATGACGTATTTAGCAAAGGTGAAGGGGTTATGGCGTTTTGCGCTGAAGCGCTAATTAGTCAAGTCACATTCTTTAGGTGGTTAAAAATTCACGCAGAGTTTGCAGAAGCATATCAGGTGATGTTGAATTGCGCCGGTAGACAGTGGGAAGCATACCCGCTTGACCCTAATAAGAGTATAGATTTTCGTTACTGGAGCCTTGTCATGCGCAATAGGTTTGGTTATGGTAAGTCTTCCTTCAAGCTAGGAGGGGCTAAAACGGGCAAAGATTTAATGCAAGCTGCAAAGGAGCATTTAGACGAAAACAAGATATCAATTAAGGACTACAGCGCAATAGTGGATAGTGCGAAGGCTCAAGTGGCGATTGATACCGGAACGATTGAAGCTATTCAGGACAGTAAACTGCATATTACAATCGAGCGTAAAAATCATGATAATCTTGATATGTTAAGTGATTTCGACATTGCTATCTTGCGAAAAGATGGTGGGTTGACCCCTAAGGATATTTCTACATTGAAGAAAAAAGGGCGAATATAGGGCTTTTAGTCAAATTAACCCCAAATACGCATATTCTCGTAGTTCCATTTTGAGTAATCTATCGACTTGTTTTTCATGGTGCTTTCTTCTGCATAACGTAAAGCGTCGATTCCGTCATCGTGCGCCTTAGCGATATCTCTTAGAATATTCCCCCGCCTGTCCGTTTTGAAACTGTACATATTGAAGTTATCTATCAATTTAACACATCTCGGGTGTATATATATCATCTTATGTGACTTTAGGTGTTCTATTCCATCTTCAACAGAACCTGCGCCTTTTTCGACGCCTCGTGCGTCTAGACTCTGCTTAATACTTTCAACATATTGGCGATTAATTGCTGATATAGTTTCAGGTCTAGAAGAATCGACCCATATAGTGTGGTTTTTAACCTGTGGTAGGTGTTTAATGAGAAAATCTGGAATTAAATTCGTGTCAAGTCCACATTGTACGGCTTCATGTGTGACATAGATACAATCATCATGTGTATATGTTCGAACTCCGAAAGTTGGGTGCTCCGGTGTAAACCCTAAATCTAAGCCGAATTTTAAATCGACATCGTTGTGCTCAATGTATGTGGCTTCGTCCAAAACGTCCCAATATACGCCTTTTTTAAATATTTTAATCTGTGAATTCGTGATGCAGTGCCCTTCGTAAACGTGCAGATAATTCTCATAGTCCCTATTCTTCAACGATTCTAATTCTCTAAAGAATTCGGGTGGTAACTTAAAAGGATTATTTCTAAAAGAAACTTCTCTTTTAAACATGTTTTGCTTGTCATTATGTGTTACAAATTCTTCATATACAACATCTGTTGTAAACTCAGGGTTGAACGCTACGATAATTTGCGGATTCTTCACCCGCATCACGGTTGGGGCTAAAATTCGCCAACTTTGCCTTGATATGGTGGATGCTTCGTCTATGAATATACGTTGTAAATTCATGATACCTTTGATTGCATTGGGGTCACGCCAAAGCCCTTTGAAGTGAATTTTTACATCGGTGATAATATTGTGAATAAGCCCCCTTGATTCAACGATTCTAAAATATTTGCCAAATTCGAAATCGTGAATCTTTTCTTGAAATACTGAAAAAACAGACGCTAGGAGCGAATTTTGAATTTCACGAGCGCACAAATATTGACAATGTCTATCTTCAAAGCTTTTAACGATTAGATAATCAACTATTGATAGTGATTTACCCCCACCACGTCCACCGTGAAGCACTATATACGTATAGTGATGCTGGTAAATCTTCGCAAGATATGATGGGATAATGACTTTTGATTTCATATTGTGCCTAATTCGGATATAGATGCATCAATTTGCAACCGTAACTGTTCATTACACTTGACAATTTGCGCAATTTGCGCATTCAGCTCGACTATATCGATGACTTCACTGGTATCTTTTGGCTTGACATATTGCGGTATATTAAGTGTGTAATCCTTAGTTGCAACTTCGTCATATTCCACGATTTTTGAAATATACTCTTGACTTTGCCTGTCAATGTAGCATTTTAAAATCTTGTCTATATTTATTAATTTGTTCTTCGCAGCTTCAGTCGCAAAGTCGCAAGAACTATTAATGAATAATATTTTGTTATCAACTTTATTCTTTTTTAATACTAGAATACACGTTTGAACAGTTGTGCACAGGAACATATTTGTGGGCAATTGGATAACAGCATCCACAAGGTTATTCTCGATTAGATAGCGTCTGATTTTCTGTTCAGCGCCGATGCGGTATAATATACCAGGGAAGCACACAATAGCAGCCACACCGTCTTCCGCTAGACGTGAGACAGCATGCATGACGAACGCAAGGTCAGCCCTTGACTTTGGGGCAAGTGTGCCAGCAGGTGCAAAACGTTCATCAGCGGTCAATATTGGGCAAGCATTACCTTTCCATACCGTAGAATACGGGGGATTTGAAACAATAGCTTCAAATAGTGCTTCGTCTTCGTGTTTAGGGTTTGTTAGCGTGTCACCGTGTGCGATGTTAAATTTTCCATAATGCATGTTATGTAATATCATGTTAATTCTGCAGAGGTTGTGCGTTGTGCGGCTAATTTCTTGACCGTACACACCGTCGCTAATATTATTTTTACCAACAATGTCGACAAATTTAGCAAGAAGTGCACCAGCCCCGCAGGTTGGGTCATACACACTGCGCACGTTTGCCTTTCCTACAGTTGTAATTCTTGTAAGTAGTTCAGAAACTTCTGGTGGTGTAAAGAACTCGCCGCCTAGGTTGATATTATATGAAACGTATATTTGCGCTAGATATTCATATACGTCGCCTAAGATGTCAATTGAACTATCTTCGAATTCTCCGAACTCTAAGTCGTTAATTGATTGAAGTATTTGAATGAGTGTTTTATTACGCTGCGCAATATTTGCCCCAAGTTTACCGGTTGTAAGGTCAATATCTTCGAATAATCCGCATAACTTAGTCTTAGAGTTTAAATCTTCGGTTGAACTTTCGATATTTTTGAAGATGTCTTTAAGGGTGATGCCCACGTCTTCATAATCGAACATATTCTTGTACACATTTTCAAAAAGCTCACTCGGGGGAACGAAAAAACCCTTTGCATAGAGTGCGCTCTTGCGTAATGGTATAGCTTCAGCATCTGTAAGGGCTGCAAAGTTGAAATCAGGATTTCCAGCTTTTAACTGCATTTCGTTTATATGTGAATTAATATTCTCACAGATGAAGCGGTAACATATGAACCCTATAATATATGATTTAAAAGCTGACCCTTCTAGAGTTGATCGAAATTCAGTGGCAATCTTCCAAAGGGCGGAGTGTAAAGCTGTGCGTTTTTGGTCAATTCTGTTAGTTGTCATATTTTATCCTTAATTTGTTAATTTGTTAAACGCTAGTAGATGTTTGCAGTAATATTCATATTGTTTGCAACGAGCGGCTAGTTCAGCCTGCAAACCTTGCGATGCATTGGTAGCTAATGTATCAAATTTATCTAGTATAGTAACGATACGCTGCTGCACTTCAAGCGGTGGAACGGGTATTTTAAGCTTTGAATATGTGGAAATCCACTGTCGGGTGTGGTTTGATGGCACATATCGAATACGTTTCATCGCATAATAAACGTAGCGAAAATCAACACCTTCTTGTGGGGTTAGTATCTTCATAGCAGAACTTTTAACCTTAAAGTCAAAATCAACCCAATGAAAAGACGTTGTAAAATCATCAAAGATGATAACGGGTTGATTTTGACTGGCGTGATAAATTCCGTCTATTTCATCCGTGTATCCAAGGATGAAACTACACCCAGCTGTTAGTACGGGGGTTATATAACAGTCATCGTATTTTGTGGACTTTACAATGTGTTTATCAGAACGTAAATAAAGCACAACCTCCGCCAGCCCCCTAAACTCTACAATATTAGTCATCAAATGACCCCCTTAAACGTTAGTAGATGTTTGCAGTAATATTCATATTGTTTGCAACGAGCGGCTAGTTCAGCCTGCAAACCTTGCGATACATTGGTAGCTAATGTATCAAATTTATCCAGTATAGTAACGATACGCTGCTGCACTTCAAGCGGTGGTAAAATGATATCCATATCTAATATTTGAGACATATCTGGACATGTTATTCCCGAGCCAATGTAATAAGATTGAATTAAATCACTGTTTGACAACATATAGTAATATAGGTATTTAGTAAGAAGTATCGAGCTATCGAGTGACACCCCTAATACGTTGTTAGATGTTACGAATTCACCTTTAAAATACCGAACATTAGCACGTATAGCCCCTGCGATTACCGCAACTTCACCGCTGCATAGATATTGAGCAGCCTTTTCCCTAGTTGTCCAACCTTTGAAAGTTCCAGTTGAAAGTAAAAAAACATCTCCATTTTTCACATTCATCTGCTTTAACATGTGAGCGTATACTATCGGATACTTTATAATTTTTGTTTGGTTACCAGTATCAACAGTTTTAAACCGCTTGTTCCAAGCTGTTACTTCCCACAGCTTTTTAACTGTATTCACACATTTCCTATATTTTTATTGATTACTTTTAAGTTTCAACTATTATGTGATAATATTGCAAGTAATGCAAGTTTTAATATTAGTTCGGAATGAAAACATTAAAACAATTAGTAAAGCAGGTTAGCGGCAGTTTTAGGTCGGACAACTGGCGCAATGCATCAACAGGACTGGGAGCGAGTCGTGGCAGGGTGTCAAACACACAAGTGCGACAACTACCACAGCTTTCCGTCATGGAGCTTAGCGAACTGTACCGCAGTAATGGTCTGGCTAAGCGCATTGTGAACTCGTTTGTAGATGACGCTTTACGTAATGGCTTTCTAGTATGCAATAACACAACGTTAAAAGAAGAATTGAAGCGCCTATCGCTAATTAAAACGATTAAGGAAGCCTGCTATTTTAGTAGACTATACGGCGGTAGCATGCTTGTTGTAATGCTTGATGACGGCTTAGACTTTAAAGAACCCGTGTCAACAGATCGAATTCAAAAAATCGTAAGCTTTAAGATGTTTGACAAAAGTCAGATTTCATGGCAAGAATCAGACATCAATAAGGACTTTTTAAGTCCTTATTTTGCATTACCTGAATTTTACACCATCACTCCAAATAATTGGAGTGATGTGGGAAGGCTCAAAATACATGCATCAAGGTGTAAAATTCTTGACGGAATTGTTACTGACATTACAGGTCGACGTTATAACGGCGGGTGGGGAGATTCGGTATTGCAAGCGTGTTTTGATGCTTTACGTCGTTATGGAATCGTTGCAGAGACATCAACTGAAATCATCACAGACTTTGTTCAAGTTATTCTTAAGATTAACGGCTTAGCTGACAAAATGGTTAAAGAAGGGGGCAGGCAGCAAATAGCAGCCCGTGGGGCAGCTATTGATGAATCACGATCCGTCGCTAATTTGATTTTTTTAGATTCTACAGGAGAAGATTACGAAAAAAAATCAAGTTCGGTTGCGGGTCTTGCTGAACTTTGGGATAGATTCTCAGAGTCAATTTGTGCGGTTACAGGTTACCCTGCCACTAGATTATTCGGAAAATCACCAGCTGGTTTAAATTCCACAGGTACTGGAGATTTAAAAAATTATTATGATCTAGTATCGGCTTATAGGTCGGATGAAGTCGAACCTATTATAGACTGGGTTACAACGTTTATCACGTCTCAGAAATCGTGGAAAGGTGATGTTAATATTGAGTGGACATTTGCATCTTTAGTGGAACAAAGCCCGCTAGAAGACGCCGAATTAAAGAAACTATATGCAGAAATCGACTGTATGTATATTGATAGGGGCGCAATAGACGCAGGTGATACTTGGCAGGCTAGATTCGGAAGTGGAACTTTTAAAGAAAATATTGAACTTTCTAAATTAGAACAAGAAGACTTATCTGACATCGAAGAACTAGAACTGCTTACAAGTATTCAGAAAGAGTCAGCTGTTGAGTCAAAAGCGCAACAAGTCGTTAACGACATTTATCAAAGCATATCGTGATTTCAGAATTCAACCTAAAGTTGCTTGCAACTATTTCGAAAATCATTAAGAAGTTGCACAATCAAAAATATATTACATCATTGGCTATTGATGGTAGTAACTTAATTTTGATAAATCAAGACGGCCACGAACAAAATATCAAGCTTCCAAATAATCAACAAGGGTTGACAGTCGCAAAAGCTGCGATATTTAAGAAGTTAAAAAAAGGGTTAGCTAAAGAGATTGATTGCAAATTTCTTAACAGTGTGCAGATATTACAAACTCAACTTATAGATGAAATTAAGCGGAATACTCCTATTGCACAAGACGGCAAAGATGGTAAAGACTGTGATAATGACTTAAT